AAACCCCAAAAGGATGGAAGCACTTACCTCCGAGAAACAAATGAACGAAACCACCACGTCACTCGGTAACTGGCTATACGAGAAAGCGTCCACTGTGGCGGACGTGTACGTGCAGGATTGGGCACGAGGGCAGAAGGCTTATGGACGACGGCCCACGGAGCTCGAGATGCAGGAAGTTCGGATGGCCTTTTACCGTGGCTACATCGAAGGCGTTCAACGATACATACACGACAGACAGTTATGAAGAAAGAATACACCCGCCCCTCCCGCTACAACCCAGGCATCACGTTTGAGCAGTACAAGGTATTGCGTGAACGAAGGGCCAGCGCCAGGGCCAGCGCCAGGGCCAACAAAAAGCGCATCAACTACAAACCCCTCGCCCAGGAGTGGGGCTTGAACCCTATGCACCTGGCCTCTGCTCTACACCGGGGGATCAAGCAGTATGATTACATTCTTTGGAAGCGAGGCGAGCTGCAATGAAGACCGTCATACACGTGAACCAACACGCCATAAAGCGCAACGTCAAAAACGGGACCGACGAACCGGTCATCACCGTCAAGAACTACAAGTCCAACACCTACGCACACGAGGTCGAGGTAAAGGGCCCGTCGAAGGTGGTCTACTCCCCCGACAAGCCGCTCGCGTGCGGAGCGAGAGTGTGGATCGAAACCGAAGCAGATGTGGAGATCAAAAAATGAGCCGCAAAGCTGTACTAGAGCGCACACTCGGCAAGCAGGCCGCGAAGAAGTTCTTGCCCAAGATAACGAATGAACTGAAGCTCGAACTATCGTGCGAGCTCGTCGAGCAGATCATGCAAGTGGAACTTCGCAGTATCCACGGATCACTGACCAAGGACCTTAAAGCTCGCAAGTCAGGTAAGGGCATCGCTATCTTCGATCCCGACAAGGATCGTGATATCGCCGAGATATCTAATCATTTGAACGCTATTGAAACAGTCTCAAGATACTACGGCGTGTCGTTGAAATAACACGCAATCTTTGTACACTGACGGCCTATGAAGGTCGTCTGTACACAGGTCGACCCTTCAGATCTGGATGTCAAGGAACAACTCGTCGAGCTGCAACGGGCTTGCTTGCCGCACGACACCTTGTACTTTCCCGATCAGGGGGTTTGGTGGCTCGCTTACCATCGGCGCACGCCGGTGGCGTTCGCGTGCCTCTGCCCCTCGGAGCAGACGCCACAAGGTGTCTACCTCGGCCGGTGCGGGGTCACCCACGCCGCTCGAGGCAAAGGGGTTCAACGAAAACTCATCCGCGTTCGTCTGGCATGGGCCAAGCGCCACGGTTACAAGTGGGCCGTATCCGATACGACCGACAACGTACCAAGCGCTAATAACCTCATCGCCTGCGGGTTTAGGCTTTACACCCCCAAAGTTTTGTACTCGTTCGCACGAGCGTTGTACTGGCGTAAACGGTTATAGGGGGTTCGATGCCGTTCAAGGACGAGGCCGTACGCAAGGCCAAACAAAAGGTGTACGCACGGAAGTGGTACGAATCAAACAGACGAGAGGTTATCAATAACTCCAGAAAGGCTAGGGATAAAAATAGAACAGAGTGGATCGCCTACAAGTCGAAGCAGCGCTGTAGTCATTGCCGAAAGACGCATCCAGCGATCATCGACTTCCACCACGTGATCAAAGAGGGCAAGCGTTCGGTCAATAAGTTGGCGGTGAGGCAAAGAAACATAGCCGAGGCGATCCGCGAGGCGGAGGAGAAGTGCATACCGCTTTGCGCCAACTGCCATAGGGTGTTGCACTGGGAGGAACAGCAGAGTATAACGGCCAAGAGAAAGAAGAAATGAAGGAGGTTTTGATGGACGGCCTAACGCTACTATTGTTTTTGTTGGCCACTGTTGTTATAACTTTGATCCTGCGGTATAAACGCAGGCCTCTCGATAAACACCTCCCACCACCTAACTGGAGATGTTCGAGAGGCGGAAGAGATTATTTCTAACTGTTAGAAAGCATAGAAAGGAGAACTCGATGGATACAGATAAGACTGATAGTTACGCGTTTATAGCGTTGATTGTGTTACTTGTCGGCCTGGCGTTCAGTATCGCAGGCACGATTGTTTATAAAAGCTATCTACGCACCACCTACCTCGAAGGGTCTACCGATCCTATCGAAGCCGCCTGTGCGTTTGATTCAGGCGAACAACAGATCCCGCCCTCTTGCATGGCCTACATGCTCCAACAAAAGGAAAACTTTCGATGAAAGCTCGTACTAAAAAGTTTAAAAAGTCTGACTTCACGACCAAGGCCTACCAGTGGTTCCTCGATAACCCCGGTGCGAAGGTCCGTGGCGTCGCCGAACGCTTCAATATCTCCATCCCCTACGCCTACAAGCTGCGGGACAAGGCGACCGGCAAGCCCTCCGCGCGCAAGGAGCTGCTGACCCAAGTGCTGAAGGAGATGGACGCGATCGCTCCGAAGACCGATACAGTGGACGCGATCCTCGACTCACGGGCCAAGGACTACGGCGCGTTCGCCGATAACGCCCGGCTCGCCCAAGCCCTCAAGCGCGCCATGGCCGACCACGCCGATGAGATGGGAAGCCTCTTCTCGGACGAACAGTGGGAAGCCCTCGAGATGATCGCGAGCAAGATGTCGCGTATCGTCAACGGCAACCCCGACAAGATCGACAACTGGGACGATATCGCCGGCTACGCGAAGCTCGTCGCCGACAAGCTGCGGGGGAGGGTCCGTTAATGCTCAGGCCGGCCATAAACAGCACAGAGGACCCGCCACAGCCTGTGGAGGATCTGGCTATGCGGGAGTACATCTTCGCGCTCCGACGCCGTATTGAGGTCCAGGACTGCCTCGTAGAGGCACTCTCGGAGGAGATCAAGCAGCTCAAGGACGAACGGGATGGCTTGAAGGCACAGGTCGAGAGCTTGCTTATCGACTTGCACTGGATGGAATCCAAGCGCAAGATCCAGACTGTATGAAACACATCAACTTCGTCACGGCCGATGACATGCCGCTCGTACAGATGGTGGTCGTCACCATCAACGGGACGCGCTACGGGCTCGTAGGCCCCGTGGTCCACGTGCCAGGGACCATGGATCAGGACCTCGACGTGTCGGAGATCGAGTTCGGCGAGATCATGCCGGCTCGCGCAGCCGCACGGATGCTCGAAGGACGGTTCAAGCAGATCATGGGCTCCGAAGTTCAGTAGCTAGCCTAGGCGGCGCTCCCTAGAGAGGGGACACCCACCCTGCACTTGCCGCCGACCCCGCCCGAAAGGGCGGGGTTTTTTCATTGGGGGTTCACAAGTCCACTTGTTCAGTTGTCCATGGGTCACGGTGGGTTAAGCACGGTTAATGGGGAAAGGTGGGTTAATCGAGTAACACGGACCACGGGTCAAGCGTTTTAGGGCAAAAGTGACCGCATCATGGCCAAAAGGGGCATTTTTCGCACATTAGTAGAACCCTGGAGGGGTCTACATGATTTTTTTTCAAAAATTTTTAAAAAATGGCGTAATAGACGTAATGGTGTAAGAAGTATTGTAAATCAGTGAGTTACAACTACACAGAGACTTACACTGACTGATTCAGTGAAATTTATCTGGGATGCGCGCGCGACCTTTTTTTCGTGATTTATTTTTTCTTTAGACCCTAAAAAAGTCTAACTAAAGTGGCCAAAACGGCTGGACGCTTCGGAATTGTCAGTAGTAGACTGTTGGCATGTTAACAGTTGACACGGGCATCCCGATCCCCGCCGAAGCCCAGCGGGAGAAGTACCCCTTCCCTGTCATGGCCGTAGGGGACAGCTTCCTGTTACCCGATGCCGAGTCAGCCAAGAACGCGCGCAGCGCCGCCTGGATGTTCTCCAAGCGTCACGGGACGAAGTTTTCGTGCCGGCGCGTGGATGAGGGCTGGCGAGTCTGGAGGGTCGCGTGAAGCTGACCAGTAAGGCGGACAGGGAGTTCGGCAAGCAGATCAGCAGAGGGCTTCAGCCGAAGACGATCGAGAAGATCAACCGCCCTGTCCCCAACGTCCCGAAGAAGCAGAAGCAGCTCACCACGCAGGAGTGGAAGTTCGTCAACGAGTTCGTAGCCGGGGACGGCCACGTGACTCTGCGGGAGGCCGTGGTTCGTGCAGGGTGGCCAGAGAAGAACGCCAAGCGGCGCGCCGAGGATCTGACCGACCCAGACAAGAACCCGCACATCGTCGCTGCGATCCAGAAGATGCGCGCGGAGATGGCCGAGAAGTACGGCACGACCTACGAGCGCCACATGCGCGACCTACAGGTGATCCGTGACCAGGCATTGGCGGCGGGAGCCTATGGCGCGGCTGTCCAGGCCGAATACCGTCGAGGCCAAGCCCTGGGCACGATCTACATCGATCGCAAGGAGATCAGGCACGGCACGATCGACTCCATGAGCAAGGAGGAGGTCATGCGCAAGTTGCAGGAGATCAAGAAGCTGTACGGCAACGGCAGCCCTGTGATCGACGTCACCCCAGAACAGGTAGCCGAGAGTCTGGAAGAGGAACCGAAGGATGCCAGCGAAGCCAGAGACGAAGCTGTACCAGAGGTTGAAAGAAAACCTCCCAAGCTGCCTTTTTACCCGGATTGAGTCACGGGTTAACCAGGGCTTTCCGGACTGTCTGGTTGCCCTGCCCCGCTCGGGTACTTTTGCCCCTCTCGAACTGAAGGTCGTGACGTACGGGCGGCGCGTTCGTTTGTCTCCGCATCAGGTCGCCTTTCATGCGCGCCATGCCGAGATCGGATGTACGACGTTCATTCTCGTTCTGTTCGTCCCGTACAAGAAGACCGCAAGCAAAGACGGCGAACTGCTGCTGTACCGTGGCGACCAGGTGCTCGAGCTAGCACGTGCGGGAGTGGATACGACCCCGCTTGCGTCATGGCACTACGGCAGCATGCCGTGGGGGATGCTCGAATTGGAGTTGATGAACAGTTGACAAGTTGATCGAGGCAGGATAGGTTCGCCAACGCTAGGGCTTTTCCTAGTTAGAAAGCAGAAAGGTGAAACATGAAAAAGTTTAAGGTTTCGCTCGTTCGAATCGAGCACACGGTATATCAGCTTGAGGTCGAGGCCGACTCGGCAGAGCAGGCCAATGAAATAGCCATAACCACGTGGAGCGAAAATGAAGAGGCTTTCGTCGAGTTCGGCCTTGTTCACAGGGAGGACTTCATCAACGATATCGAGGAGGTGCAGTCATGAGCGCGCACACTCCCGCCCCTTGGGCTGTCGATGGCACTCTCCATTCTGGGGACTTAGACGTTATCAGCGCAGATGGCCGCATCGCAATGATTGATGACTCCCGCGCAACGGGATGGAACGAGCCGACAATTAAGGCAAACGCTCGCCTTATCGCTGCCGCTCCAGACTTGCTAAATGCTTTAGATGGTCTGCTTGATTATTTGCGCGACTACGATGCGGACTATCCAGAGGCCGCGCCCGTTTTTGGAAAAGCCCGTAACGCTATCGCCAAGGCCACAGGGGAGGCCGCATGAACTGGACGGATTTACAGATTATCGACATGTACTATGAGGACGGCATGAAAGAGCAGGAGATCGCCGAGTCGCTCGGGCTATCTTTGCTCATGGTGCATGAGGTGATCGCAGCGTTTGAGGAATTGGAGGATGAGCCATGCCAAGGTGGGAGGGACGCGAGTCCACTCTGAAGCCTGGCACACTTCCACCAAAACCGAGGGATGCAGAAAAGCAGTTTTTTAAAACCGTTTTTAAGCTGTTCGGCTACTGGCTCATCCATAAGATTTTGGGCGGGTAGTTGACAGGCCAAATGATGAGCGTATTTTAGAAAGTCCACCAACCGTTGGTGGCATATACAGGAGAAAGTTAAATGTTCGAGTTAGTAAGCAACAGGCCGGAGATCGCTCCCGTGGCGTTCCGGTTTCTGGATTCTTTGAGAGAAGACGGCCACGTGAACATGTTCGGCGCGGCTCCGATACTCGCTGATGCTTTCATGCTCTCGAAGCAGGAGGCGCGCGTCGTTCTCGAAGCGTGGATGCGATCCAAGCAGGAGGCGAAATAACATGACAGTGAGCAAAGACGTGACCGAGCTGTTGTCCCGACTCACCCAGAGTGAGCAGCGCGACCTACTCGAAAGTTTGCGCGCGCGTTACGCGCAGGAGCGTCAAGCGTTCTGGCAGTTGATCGAAGGCTACAAGCCGACCAAGGAGGACAAATAAAATGGCGACGTTACTAGATGCCTCGCGGCAGGGGGCGCTGCTCGATGTAGTTTGACCAGGCGTCGAGGCGTTCAAAAAAAAATTGGGGGCGGGGCTGTTGTCTCGCCCTTTCTTTTTGCTATGATCGGCAGCGGGGCGACTTGCCCTTAGAAAGATAGAAAGAGGTTCAAAATGTCGAACATTTTCGAATTGCCCTATTTTCAAGCCGTTTTCGCTGATCGCGAGCGTCGAGAGGTAGTCGCTGCTCGTATTGCTGCGAGACTCATCGAGCCGTTGAACACTCTCGGCGGCTATCGTCAATTCGGGGAGCGTATGCAGTGGTTCGCGGGGCTGTGCGAACAGGCTCGTACTTTTGAAGGCGTGGGGGCGTGGACGTTACTAACGCGAGTTCGAGAGCTGGCATCCTTCGAGGATGTTTTCTCCCCGTCACTCGAGCTCGAGCTTGCCGCTCTCGATTACGTGGTCAGCAATCGAGAGGCCTCGCGCTTGTTCCATCGGTGGTCGTTCGTTGAGGACGATCGCAGCTATGCGGTCGATCGCCTGTCCGAGTGGGGCTCCTTCTCTGGGTGCGAGTGCTGCGGCGAGTCTTTCCCGATCGGCGATCTCGCGGACGCGTACGGCGGCGAGCTCGTCTGTGAATCATGCCGGGACGACAGCTACACGTGGTCGGACTATCACGATGCATGGGTGCACTGTGACAGCAGCCGACCCGCTATCGATCAGGACGGGAGCCGCTGCCTGATTCATCAGGACGCGGACGACTTCCAGTACGACGAAGATCGCGAGATGTACATGCACGTCGATTACATCCGAGAGCGTCGAGTTATTCAGGGCTATCACTCTTCCAAGGGTGCGTTCGAGTTTCGAGCGGATGACTGGTGTCGGCAGTTCAATCGATTTATGGGCGTCGAGCTCGAAGTCGAGGGGCACGGTCGCGATCCAGAAGAGGCGGCGCGCGCCATCCATCAGTCAGTGAATGATGGCGTGTTCGGTCATCATGTGTTCTTCGAGCGCGACGGCAGTCTGTCGAGCGGGTTCGAGATGATCACCCATCCGCAGAGTCTCCCGGCTCATCGAGAGCTCTTTACGTTCCTTCGCGATCCTGCTCTGGT